GGGAACTGTCGTGTAACACACGAAGTACAACTAAATCTGTGTCCCTGAAGACACAGATAAATTGTATCTTCGTCCCTGGACACCAGGGGACCTAAATCAATTCGCTAGCCCTAAAGGGGGCACGAAATTGAAACCACTCAAAGAGTAGTCATCGGCAGCACCCATCCAAATGGTCGTAGGTGCTAAAGCTAAGGCAGCAACAGTGTTAGCTGTGCCTGTGAAAGCCGACACGCGCATACCCAATACGGGACCACGCCTGTTGGCCTGAGTGGTGGGTTTAAAGAACGCGCCACCAAACGCGTTTCGGAAGAAGGTAGGATTTATACTAGGCAACTCCACTTCATAAGCTCCGTGAGAAGCGTTGGAAAGTGGGGTCGTCAAGTCAGAATTAACTCCCTCAAATAAAGCATAACCCTGCGAAGGCGTGCCAGTAGCCGTAGCCAAGTCCCAAGCTGAGTAACCGAAACCTGACGCGGCCCAGCCCAGACCTGCGCTAACCCACGACTTGAAAGAATTCGTATTATGAACCTGTAGCGCGGCACGGTAGCCTCCGCGTTGCGCTAAAAAGGCCTGCTCAAACCACGATGCGTAAGTGTACCCAGTCATGGTGGCAGAGCAATTAGACGCAACGACTATTTGGAAGGGCGTTTGACTAGCATTAGACGGAATCGGCGGATAAGCGGGAACTAGGAACTCGTAAGCTCCGAAGAAATTCGCCGCTAAAGATCCGGCGGTACACGAAACCGTCATAGCCGGAGTCATTACCTTAGCTAACTCTTTGACGTCCTCTATAGCTTCACCAACCGACACTAGATATGGTACCCTCTCGGATTGCATCTCGAGTGGTTCATCCTCCGCATCGGCCGGGAGCACTGCAGGCGCTGTATTGTCAAACGTGGCTTTATACGAATTGACGTTAGTGATATATGGGCGTGCTACACGAAAATCGGGACACGCACGACACTCAACTACTATATATACAGGGGGTACTGTCGAGTTGGACGATACCAGCGGCGCCTCCACGAAAATCTGCAACTGACCGTTCATCACGGTATCCACATAAGTAGTGGAAGTACTAGGAATGAACGTCTGAATGAGATTGGGGGTCATGGGGGCAACGGCTGCCGGAGTGTTAACTGATATGAAAGGAACAGGTTTCTTCCAGTCAGCACAGAAAGTCGTTTCTGTCTTCCCACACACATCAAGGATCTTTGATGGTACACGTGATAGGTTGGCATTAAAGGAGGTAGAACTCACGGTAGTGCTACCTGGCACGTGTACAATTCGCAAGGTCCCCTTATGAAACGGGGAAGCCCAGACAGTGATCTTATACTCAATACCTCCGCCCCACCACATAAATGGGGCAGCGGCAAAAGCCAAAGGAGTTGGGACAGTCAGGTTTGTGGAACCGGGCTGAGTCGCCAACACTGGGGTCACCATGATCCTAGCCAGAGGGCCAGTTCGATTGGTAGTTCCTTCCCAAAGATACCTACCAACGTAGCCCCACCGTTGAGCAATGTTGATGATCTTGGTATCCTCTTCGGAACCTAAACCGACCAAAGCTGGGTTAACGGCTAGTCCACCTAGGGGATCCGTACCGGACTTATAACCAAAGAACCGGGAGGCACGAGTGGCCGCAAAGTCTGTATTAGCCCTCGCAACCACCGCACCAACCTGATCAGTTACCAAGGGCTTCGAAAAACCCATGGCAGATAGGACAGGAGGCGCAACACGGCTCATTAAATCAAATGTAGTATCATACTTAGACTTGAAGAGCTGATATTGTCGCATAGCCATCGTGGCTACAGACCCGGCAGCTGTTGTGCTCGCTTCAGCGGTCCTTTCGGACTGGAGGGGCACACCAACACAAACTTCGACATCCTCCATCCAGGCGTAAATGTTTAAATTAAACGGTCGGAAGGGGGGGGCCGTAGTTTGGTAAGGGGACAATGGGACCCAACCAGCGGCTAAAATATACGAGTTACCAAAAGGAGGGTTGCTAATAGGCAACCAACCCAAATTGGAAACCAGTGGACAAGTCAACTCGTACTTTCCAACGGCCGATAAATCAATGTCCACATGGGGAACTTGCGTTGCGTGGGACACATCATCAATTAGGAAACGTGGACGGGAAACGTTACCGAATGACACTAGGTCAGCGACCGGAAGAGGACGTAAAAAGAAACGAAACGCTCCGTACTGGAATGGTGTTCCAGTAACGTCAAGGAGTATCTTAAACTTTCCACGCAAATATCCGTACGGTTTAAGGTACGTGTTCACTCTCTGGTCAGCGAACCAGGTGACAAAAGGGTCTGGAATCTCAACAGACGCATTAGAATCGGTTAGTGTATACTGTGCCAGAAACGTTGGACGGCCCAACATGTGGGCCATATCCATGGACACTGGCTCAACTACCAAGTCTGGTAAGTTCTGATTAGGTAGTCCAGCATTCTCAGCACCTCGAGCGGCAATATCAACATTAATCACTGATTCAGAAGAGGGAGAAAAGGGTGTATAAGTATTTAATTCAGTAGAGGTCATTATATTCAAACATCAGGAGTACCTCGTTACTCTGTGTTCATATCCGACATGAGCAATAAGCTCCATCTGTCGTGGTCCTTCTCGTCACCTACTGCGGAAAATTGGTTCTGAGTGTAACTACCACGACTCAAGGGGTTACCTACCTTTCGGTTAGACCCACTTGGGCAGCTTCCTTGCGGAATAACTACAGTTGGCTCTTCAACCATAAAGTAGTCCACACACTGCTGAAATGTGCGGTTTTTCCACGGAAGCTTTAACTCTCCCATGGATGTTGACAGAATGCTTGTGAACTCATCATAAGTATCCCGCCCCCACAGAAACGCTTCTAATTGTACTGTTTCAGATACAATCGAGCAGCGCTCCGTGTCACCTATGGAACTCTCCAGACGCCACATAAGGCATCTGAACAGTGTCTCTCTCTCAATGGGGGCGACCCACCGCCCCAAAAGATCATTATAACGAAAAGAACGCTTGAGAAACGTTACTTGTTCGAATTGATCATAGGGCTGTAGTTCCTCTCCCTTTCGAGAAGAGGTCATTTCATAACCAAATATGGCCATTCCATCACGGAGATCAAGTTGAGTGAAGCCCAAAGATTTGCTCAAAGACAACACAAAGTCATCACCGTACAACAATTTAGTGTGTGCGGGGACTTTCCCGATTCTCATGATGAAAATTGCGTCAATTAGGGCCCCGTGTATGAGACAATTGATAAAGGTGGTGAGAAACCACCCCGATCCCAACTGCTCATCCGAAACGAACACGTCGCCGCGGTAAACAATCAAGTGGTGCGCGGCTGACCGAACGAGGTTACCGGCGATTAATGCCTCCTCGGGGGCATAACCGCACGCCAAACACAATCCGTACAGTTCATCCGCACAAGCGTAGAAGAACTCGGCACGATGTTTCGCGTCATACTTCTTCTGATCGCCGGAAAAATAGCCATCATACGTCAACAGAGATTTTGCCAATTTGTCCCATTCAGGACCGAAGCAGTTAACTCCGGGCATCATCCCAGTCGACTCACGCTGGTCATAGAAAATCTTCATGATTGGGAGCAAGTACTTGCGCCCAAGCATATTGATCTCGCCGCTACAAACGGCAAATAGGCGCGTGGCAGCCGTCTCCGATTTCTCGAGAGTTACCACCTCGTCCTTAGGAATCATATGCTCAAGAACACGCACAGGGGCTCTTAGGAGAGCTCTTTCAGTCTCCACTATCGCAGATACGAGATCGGGGTCAACCTTATAAGTCGAACCTTCGCGAACCACAAGCTTAGACTTCGGGCTCTTCCCGATGAACGTCCACGGGAGACCCATGGACGTAGCCAAATTCAAAGGCCCAGCGTAAGCCTCACCCGTACCGGCAAACATCTCGTCGTCGGTAAGTGGGGACACACGAACGGGCTTAACCGTCTGCATGTAACTTTTCAAACCTGCCACAAAATCCGCCGTGGGCGGACCAGCGCGGTTGGGGTTACCTGAGTAACGGCTAATAAAGGGGGTGCACCACTTGCCGTCATGCACGAGCCCCCGCCCTAAAAAGGGAGGAGCCCACACTTTCGGCGCTTTGGGTGCAAAATAAGGGTAAAGCAAAGTTTTCACAGCGCAGGATTTGTTAGTTCCGACGATATAATCTCTAAGCCTACCCAAAGGTTGAATGGACAAATTGGGAACGTCCAGGACTGTAGTCTTGGAATCCAATGGGTCCATAGTGGCCGATTGCAAAGTGGCTGCAGCCACAGGCGACAAGGCGACCTCAGGCGCGGCGAAGCGCGCAAAATCACTATGGAACAATGGCATAACCACAGCATCGTTGTTCTTGGTGGACAAGTGGCAACCAATGATGACCAACTTTCCACGTACCTCCCCGTAGTAAAGGGAGCCACAATCGCCAGCCTGCCCAGGGCAGTTGACAACCTTATAACATGCGCGATTGACGCCACACGCTACAGCCGGATTCGCGAACACCATAGTCTCCGTCGCATCCAGATCACAACCACCCGCCGGGGCTCCGCGGAAGTGCATCATGTGCACCCCGCCAAGCTTGTCACCAAAATGATTAAGTAACGCTCTTCCAGGAGCGTCAACCATCTTGACGACAATAAGGTCGCAATTCGGTAAGACCTGGGCGTTTCCACCCGGGGCCAAATCGACCATGTGCATGCGCTTGTAGGAGATGATTCCATCGTGCCCAACTTCCAACTGGAACTTATCCGGCAAAAAGCCAGTTAGATAATTCCTAGCTATATGAGACGGGAACGCAAAGTGCGTACCCGAGATCTTGAAACCAAAAGCCCGCTGGCTCTCGCCCTCAACCAATACCTTAACCGGAACCGTAGCAGATCCGACGATTGAATGGAATTGTTCCAGAGTTGGGCCAACAGGTATCTCTTTTACATCAACACGCGCATAACCAACTGCAAACTGATTCGCACGTTGGACGGTGCTCGGTCGCGGCTCACGGATCAACTCAAGTTCACGGAGGCGGCCCTCACGAAGTAGGTTTATCGGGTTTTCACCGACTACGGCTTCCGTGCGAACTGTCTCATCATCCTCGTCATTATCGGCAACGAAATATCGAACTCCCTGCACAACGGCGAAAACCGTGAGGAAGTACGATACAAACTTGCCAAATGTTTTCAGGTACTCGAGCACCTTACGACCCTCGAAGCGAACCTCACGCAAGGAGCGGATCGCCTCGGAACCCAGATCACCAGCCTTGTAGGCGGCAATCTCTAGTGCCGTAGATGAGCGCTCAGCAACCGCATTCAAACGGAAGGCAAGGCGCGCGACGGAAACTGCCGCCATGCCAAAGGCACCTATAGTGCTATTGGTTAGGCAGCGCTCCCAGTCAAACTTCGAGTAACTTGATGGTACATAATCCATAAAACCCTGCAGCTCGACTGGTTTTTCCGTGTAACAACAAGTGCACCCCGGATGGGGGTCCACTTGCCCATTATGACTACGCCGCGCGAAACCCAACTCACACGGGGGCTCCATCTTGCGCTTCAGGCGCTCGACGTGATCGAGGCGATACTCGGAGTATATCTCCGAGAACCACTTCAAAAACTCGGTTCTAGTCGAGAAAGTCACCAACTTCTCGCCGCCATTGAAGATCAAACGTTGACCCTCAACGGAAGCTCCAACGTGTACAGTCCACTCACACAGAGTGTCACTGTGCAACCGCGAGGGATATCCTCGCGATGTCCACTCGGCGAAAGACAGCGCCTGATTCTCTTTCGAGAACAGGTTAACTGCCTCGCCATTTGGGGTAGTGAAAGGCCATGT